CGCCCCACCGCTCCACCTGATGCTCTATAGACGTGTAGAGGGAGGGTTGGATTGGTCGTACCGATGCCCACATTACCACTCGTGAATACATAGCTACTTGCCGCAAATGACATTGGCTTGTAGGCTGTGTTGTCCGTATTCACACTGATGATCTGGGCTTCCTCTGTTCCAGCTGCTCCGAGCACGAGATTTGTTGTAGTTGAGTCTCTATTGGTATTCCTGGCTATAGCGAGGTGTCCTTGGTAAGCTGTGAAAAGATAGACTTCTCCTGGATTATTATCGATGTGTGAAGCCGAGTTAGCAAACTTGATATTAGGCACAGTATTACCTACTACACCGATATCAACTTGACCGGATAGTCCACTACTTCCATTGACAAGCAGTTTATAAGTGGCTCCTATACTAGTTGTGCCGATACCTACTGAACCAGCAGTATTACAAAATAGCGATGTCGTGGGAACGACTCCTGCGGCATTACCTGTGCGAACCCAGAGACCAGCAAAGACGTTCATCTTCATTCCATCCCAGACGCCTTCATTGTCGTTGTTGAGGTAATTATTATAGATACAATGGTTCCAATCCGTCAAACCACTGGAAAAGATCAGGCGGTTACGATAGAGACATGCATTTCCGTAATTGACGAGGGTCGTCGTTCCAGGTGAATTTGCAGATGGTAGAACAGCTGTTCCTATACTGACTTGACCATCTCCTGCAATTCGCATCCGTTCAGACGGAACCGTATTCACAGCGGCGCCTGTCATAAATTGGATAAACCCTCCTGCTGTTGGTGTTTGCAAAATAACTTGGCAAGAACCTCTACCAGTATTAGGGATACCTGTAAGAGAAAGATTAGCATTGAAAGCAAAGAGATCATTAGCTGCAGTGATATAGTGGTTGTCTGGTGCGGAGGTCTGAAATCGCACTTGATGTGTGCCTACTGAATTGAGATGAAGCAACGATAGTGGATTTGTTGTACCAATACCTACATTCCCTGAAATAGATCCAACACCTGAAACTTGAAAAGCTGTAGTGGGAGCTACGCCTACACCCAGTCTATCATAACAGATAACTGCTCTCTGTCCGGCCGTTGTTCCACCTCCTACGATATCAAGACCTGTTCCGGAAACCCATCCGTATCCGATTTTTCCTGCGTTCACTTCTTTCGTAAGACCACTTCCCCATTCGGTCACAACGTTATTAGAGAACCTCAATGAGCCCGACATGAGATCTCCTGCCTTCAACACGTAGTTTGCCTGTGACGCGACGACCGCGTTGATTTGTGACTGGATCCCAGACGTGACTCCGCTTACGTAACCTAGCTCAGTCGTAGTCACACTAGACGTTTGGATATTTCGACTAGCATCTAACTGCAGTACTCTCGACGCTGTATACCCCGACAGATTCACCGTGTTGCTGAACGTATTGACTCCTGTGAATGTCTGCGTGTCTGCTAGTCCTGCTTTGAGAGCTAAGGCGGAGGTTACATCGCTCGAGTTAGCCTTTAGGTTAATCTGATTCTGTAAAGCGGTATCCTGACTGTTGACGTAACTCAAATCGGCCTTGAGAGCTAAGGCTGCTGTTACATCGCTCGAGTTTGCCTTTAGGTTAATCTGATTCTGTAGAGCGGTATCCTGACTGTTGACGTAACTCAAATCAGCCTTCAATGCTAATGCTGTTGTTACATCACTCGAGTTCGCCTTTAGGTTAATCTGATTCTGTAGAGCGGTATCCTGACTGTTGACGTAACTCAAATCAGCCTTCAATGCTAATGCTGTTGTTACATCACTCGAGTTCGCCTTTAGGTTAATCTGATTCTGTAGAGCGGTGTCTTGGGAGTCGACGTAACTGAGGTCGGCTTTCAGAGCGAGTAAACCAGTAATCGATGAACCTACATCCAAGTAGGTCAAGGTAGTCGTCGTGATATTGGACGTGGCTATGCTATTGCTTCCATCGAGTACCAACACACGACTCGCTGTCAGGGTTGGCAGTTGTTGGGCTCCATACCACGTATTACCACCACTGAGGTTTCCTTTCAGCGATAGGCCAGTGTCTACATACCCCTTTCTAGTGAGGTCATCCGCTGATACTGGAGTACGCGTAGTTATCACAGTGTTCGCGCCCATATCCAGGGTACCACTCATCGTGTCGCCTACCTTCTTCACAAACAACCCTACTCCAGTTACCGCGTTATCAACATAGAGCTTGTTAGCCAGGTCAGTGTTACCAACCGGTACATAGCTAGACTGCACAGCGTATGAGCCCATATTCAGCGTCTGGTTGGCGTTTGAACCAGAGAGGTTGAGCTTGGAATTCAACTGAGACTGGATATCAGAGCTCACGTTGTCCAGGTAATCTATCTTGACGCTGTCTACACCGGATGAGACCAAATAACCTTGAGCTGAAAAGATCGGAACTTTACTAGGACTCCAACCCGATGATTTAGGCTGGGCGTATTCGTTTAAACGAAACACACCACCTCCTGAACCGGTAAACACTAAATTCTGAGTGAACGAGTCAATATACTCTGTAGTAATGGTCCAGTTGCCAGACGGTGAAGCATTAAGCTTGAGACCTGACTGTAATACAGCCTGCTGGTCGAAGGTAATGACGTCCTGGAATTGTACCTTTGATGCGACAGTCTGAGCTGTGCTAGTTATCTTATCTAGAAAGGTTCCTGAGATGGCGATAGTGAGGTTAGAGACGGTTGTGTCTAGTACGTTCTTGTTGATGAGGTCTGCTGGGTTGTTGGCATACCACGTCGAGCGGATCTTCTGAGCACCGAGGTCTACCATCTTAGAAGCTCCTGTGTACGGCACTAGTGAGTCTAGGTCGACAAGCGTTCCATCAATGTAGATCTGGTCAGCTTCCACGACATTCAAACCGTCGAGCGTTGGGGGAATGTACTGCTGTTGTAGGCCGTTTACACTCATTTAAATATCTTCTTGCTTTTATGTAAGAAGATAAATGTCCGAACGAAAAACTCACCCCCTATCCCAAGAAATGAAAGCCCATGACAATCAGCTTGTCAAGTCAGACGATGTCCTACCAATGGGAAGTCGAATCTTTGGTATCATAGGGCCTAAGGGTAGTGGTAAGAGCTCGATTATGCTCTCCCTTCTCACCTCGAAAAAGAGTCCCTTTCGAAAGTACTTTAACAATATCTTTCTCGTCTCACCCACTGCCAAATATGATGATAAGATGAAACCCCTACAGGAAGAGGTTGACTCTGAGGGTAAGTACTGGGATGCTCTTACCGAGCAGACCGCCCAGGAGATTATTGAGATGATTCCAGATCTGAATAAAGGAGTTAAAAAGCCTCAAAACCTCATCATCTTGGACGATGTAACTCACAGCTTTCCTACTGGCAAGAAGCCTAACGCGATCAGCGCTCTCTTTACAAATAGTCGCCATCTCAAGAGCTCCATCTGGGTCGTCACTCACAAGTATACCAGTATGCCCCCTATCTTCCGTAACCAGATGGACTGCCTGTTTATCTTTCGCACAAACTCAAAGGTTGAGATCGAGTCCTTTAAACGCGATTTGACCTGTGATGAGGAAATGTTCGAGGAGAAACTAAAGCAGGCTACTGAGGAAGACCATAGCTTTCTTTTCATCAACCTAGTTGGTGGAAAGTGTAAAATGTACAAGCGCTTTGACGAGATTTAGTCATCATCACCCTCTAGCTCCTCAAATAGATAATCCTGTAGAGCCTTCTTAAAAGCCTCATCCTTCCAGCTCATCGCAAAGTTCACAATGGCTGCTCGGCGCTTGTTGTAGGTGGTGATGTAGTCGATTGCCTTCTTACGAAACTCTGGGTCGTTCTGATAGCGCTCCGACTTCATCTTGCGCTGCTGATCGGCGATACGCTCCTTATTCGCCACGTAGTAGGCGCGCTGCTGTTCGTAGCGCTTACGATCACGCTCCAGGCGCTGCGCATCCGTCAACGGAGGACGACCACGACCTCTCTTGGCGACTTCTTGCACGGTTTGGGTTTCGATTTCAGCTGACATATTTACTATTTAGTTGAGATAATAATTTGAAATTTATTTTTTCTTTATATGAAAGAAAAAATTTTACTTTAATTCAACGAAAATCTTGTTACCATTACTCTTATCGATCTGGATCTTTACTCCTAATTGCTGTAGATACTTGTTGAAAGAGTTAGCAGTCAGGATGGTAGAGGTATCCTTTTTGTATATTTCTAATAATTCCTTTTGGCGAATATGATTTTCCTCTGAACACTTATACTTAGCACTAAACCAAGGAGCTACTAGATTGTTCTCCAGCAGATATTCAGCATTGGCCTTGACCACATCCTCAGTAGGAATAAACTTGCCGTGACACTCGCGCCAGTAGTCAAGACACATATAAAGAAAGCCATCACGAAAAGCCTTGTCACTCTTAATCATCTGGGCCTTGTTCTCATCCTTTTGTTTCTGGTAAGGGTCTTCTGGATCTGGAAAGTCTACAAACTCGTACACGTAGGGAAATACGACAAGACGTCTCTCGATAGCCGCATCACTCTTAGACATACGAGGCTTCTCGTTACAGAAGATGTTCAGGGTAAAGCTAATCTTCATCTTGATCGCAGTCTTATGAAGCTCACGAACCATCACACTGTCTTCACCAGTCAACTCTTTAATACGAGCAATCTTGAGCGTCGTGTCCTTTGAATCTTCTGGTTCGACAGCCTGAGCATAACGCTTACCACGCATAGCAAACAGGGCAGAGTTAGCATCATCACGTCCCTTTGACTCTCGTGTAAGCTGTTCAATCGGCAAGATACCAGCATAACCACTAAGCGTATACATCAACAAGACACCAAGCAAACTCTTTCCGTTACCACCCGTACCAGTATGCACAAAGAGTTTCTGGTTCAAGTTAGGGTCACCATAAAAGTTAGCAGCAATCATACTCATAAAGCTTTTGTAGTTCTTATTCTCGACCAACGAATTGATAAACTCAGTAGCCTCCTTAATCTTCTCGGGGTTACGCTGTGGGAGAGGGTAGCCACAGGTGGTCATAATATAATCATCCTTTGTCACGTCAATTACCTTTCCTGTCTTCATATCAATCGCCTTAAAGTCGCTAAAACAGAACCAGTGAGGCTTTGCGTCAAACTTCTCTATGATATTATCATTCTTAAAGAGGGTCTGGGATGTCTTGATCACCTTTTCACAGAACGAGTATGAGGCAAGACGCTCAGCCTGACTAAGGATTGATTTTTTACGCTTCTTGAATTCACCCTCATCCTCATTATCAGCAGCTTTCAGCGTCTGAGCAAAGCGGTAGAATGCATCACCAAGTAGCTTCATTAACGGATAGACGATATCATTGTTGCTTCCCGTCTCCCAACCACGAGTCTCATTGTAGTGGATCCAACCAGCTTGAGTCCAGTAGAGGGAGGTGTTGTAGTACTTGTAAAAGATTTCAGCAATCGCCAAGTCAGTCAGCTTTCCACCACACTCGTTCATGGATTTGAGGAGGTCAGCTACAATACCCTCACGCTTCTTGCAAAAGAGAATCTTCCAGTCTACTCCATCTTCCTCTAACCACTTATGGATAGTCGGGTAGCCATATCGACGCTCTTCTTTCGTCTTATACCACTCCTCTAGGCATCCGTCCTGGGAGTAGTTCTTGTAACCAGAATCCTTAGACATCTGGAGAAAGAGATCTTTAGAGAGTCTGTTCCCTCTCATAAGACATAACAACTTGAACCATTCATTCCAGGTCTGAAAGCGTTCCTTCTTGACCATAGAGAGCATATCAGACATCTTCTTTATACGCTCATTAGTGATAGGCTCTTCTTCCTGTTTTTCATCATATACCTTTTCTTCCTCAACCGGTTTCTGGATTTTGTAGATACCAGGAGGAAGATTAATAGCAAAGCGTGTCAGATTGATAGTGCTATCACAGGGCATTAGCTCGACAGGCTTCTCATCATTGCAGTAGCACGGAAGACGTATTTTACGATTCTTGTCGTACACTCCCTTATCCACACAGGGACGAAGAGTATCATAAAAGTTTCCGAGCAACCACTTGAGAGTATCTTCTTCCTGATCAGGCTTGAAGCTTAGGCGGTGAATTGCTTTGTCTTCAAAGATGATATGAAAGGAGAGTTTGCGATAGTCCTTTCTACGGCTGGCTTCCTCCATATCCTCAGGCTTTGAGTAACAATAGATAAACTTTCGCTTACCAGACTCTAGTAGCTGATCGAGGTGAGTCTTAAAGTCATAGGTCAGACTCATCAACTCTTTACCTTTTCCGTCAATGTCAAAGAATAGCTTGGTATTCTCGCCGAGTAGCTCAATACCATACTGACCCAGAATCTGGGGAGTAAGCTTGTCTACATAACGATCCGATACATTACCATCTCTCCAGTGAGAAAGTAATGGGATGTACATTGGGGAAGAAACATTCTCGATCACCTCCATCGTGTTGTTATGTATAGAACTCGTCATTTTAACTCGTTTTAATAATATGATGAGAAAATAAAAAATGAAAAAAAAATTTTCATATAGGAGAAAAATTTCTACATAACAGAAAATTTGGATAGGGAAAAGTAGGGAAATAGGGAAATTTGATCAAGTTTCCCCCATCTTTTTTGAAATCGAAAAAGGAAAAATCTCTCCACAGAAAAGTTGGGGGAAAAGTCCCAAAATTTCCCTATTTCCCTAGATTTCCCTACTTTCCCCCAACTTTTACTTTTCTAAGAAAAACTAGTTAAAGATCTATTGTTATATATATTTTAGATGTATAACGAGGCTCAGAAACAAGCAACTTATCGCTGGAATAGTAAGAACAAGCAACGGATGTTAGCTACTCGTATGAGGTCATATTATCGTATCAAGGAACGGCTTCAAGTATTTAGGGAACTGGTTGGTCTTCTCGAAGTTGTATAGGTAAATTCTTTTCTCTGTATAGAGCAAAGAAATGGGTTGGTTCGGAGATCTTTACGAATCAGCAAAGTCAACTCTTGGTAATGTCTATGACACTGTAAAGACTACTGTTAAGAACTGGTCTGAAGGAAAGTTTCTTGCTCCAGGTGGGTACAACTACTGTGGTCCTGGAAATCCCCTAGATAACGGAGAGCCGAAAAATGCATCAGATGCCTCCTGTCGAAACCACGATATAGAGTACGATAGGTTTCGTAAGCTCAAGGATAAGGGTCAGATCTCTGACGCGGAACTGAAAACGCTTGTAAGGGAATCGGACGATCGCCTTATCTCTAATCTACGCAAGGCTCCTGATAGGGACCTTGGTTCTTACCTTTCTGAAATGGGAATTCGTGGAAAGAAGTTTGCGGAAGACTTGGGTCTTCTCTCTCCTGAAAAGTTTGTGACTTAATACCACTATGACTTAACGCCACCGACTCGCTAACATTGCTGCATACGGATTCATGGGAGCCTGTGGTACTTGCTGTATCACCTTGTCAATCTTCTCAACTGTCTTGACCAACTTCTTAGCCTGTCTACGGATAGTCCGCTGCTTGGGTTTGTAGTCCTCATCCTCAGTCTCTGTCTCATCCTCAGTCTCTGTAGTATCAGTGTCAGTAGTCGTCTCTTCCTTACGTCGGCGAGGCTGTTTAACAACGACTCGGATGTGAGTACCAGCGGCAACCTTCTCATCTTCCTTGGCGATCTTTCGACTCTTGACCTCCTTCTTAAACTGTTCAACCTCTTCCTTGATCTCAGGGAGACCCTTCTTAAGCTCCTCAGCCTGTTGATCGCGGCGCTCCTTAGCCAGACGGGCATTCTCTCTAGCCAACTCAGCGAATTTCTTACGGGCCTCAAGTTGAGCGGGTGAGGGAGGTGCTCTCTCTCTTTTACCACCTACCATCTCTCGAACAGTGCTAGCGGGTAGCTCTACTGCTCCAAGAATTTCTCGCGGCAACAATAATGTCTCACCATCCTCTGACTTATACTTCTTTAAGCTCATCCCTTTTCTATCTTACCAAGAAAAAAAACGATGAAATTTTTTCTTTTTATACTGTAAAAATGGCTGAAGAGAAAAAATCCAAGTTACCTGCATCGGTATATTTCGATTCTAGTAAAATCCCTGAAGAATGGTTTATGCCGTTCTCAGAGTTCTCCCAGTCAGAGCACGTCAAGAACTATATGGATCCGGAAGGACGCGCTAAGACACTCAAGGTAATGTTAGACTCAATCATCTCCCAAAAGAAGAAAGAGAGAACTAAGAAATAAATCTTGCTTATTGATAAATGTCCTACGTTATCAATACCTATAACCTGTTCATCTCATCGACTAAGAGAACAGCCGGAGACAGTAACGCCTTCCAGACCTCTTTATACAAGACGATAGGCCTGACCTCTCCCAACAACTGGTTCACAGTCAGAGTAGGCTCTGCTGAAATCCCCTACGTCTTTACACTCATCAACCCAGACAACAGCACTGTAAACTTTACGCTGATCCGAAACGCAGTCACCTATAACGGCTCAGTGACCCTGACTAGTGGTAATTACAATATCTTAACTTTACTCAGCGAACTAAAGTCAAAACTCGTGACTGCCATCACTAGTCTCTCTGCATGGGACCCCTCCCAGGCTCTGTCCTTCACCTATGACAGAAGCTCTGGTAAAGCGACTTTCTCTCTACAGGGTTCTGATAGCGTAGCCACATCACTTACCATACTGGATAACAGCCCTGTGTTTCTGCGCTGTGTAGGCTTTACTACTTCCTTTACCTTTAGCTACACCACGCCTATCCTAAGAGTCAACGCTATATCATCTCAGAACGTCAACGTCAGTCAGAACACAGCTGTGTACATCCGATCTGACTCACTTGTCCAGTCAACCAACATAGAGAACATTGTAGTGGATAACGAGGTGTCTAACATCCTAGCCAAGATCCAGATCAACGCCAGCCCACAGAGCTACATCCTGTGGACAAACCCAGTGGATTTAGAGACCAAGATTAACAACCGAGCTATTGACACAGTCTCTGTGTATCTAGGAAGTTCTACAGCCTATAAGCTTGACCTGGGAAACCTGGACTGGTCACTCCGTCTGACGATCAAAGAGTGGACAAAGGACCATACTCAACAGGATTTGGCTGTGAATATGGTACCACCGGCACCACAGCTGTCACAGGAGGGTCTCCAAAACCTTATGGATGAGAGAGATAAAGCGGTAAGGAAACTGATGAAACTACGGGATAAAATAAATTCTCGTATAACAGTAAATGAGACAGAAGCAGAAACAAGTCCAGAACGTCAAGATCTACGTGGGGGAGCAGAAGCCCAAACGGCGTCGTAGAGCACCTGCCAGAAGAGCTCCAGCCGCAAGACCTGCTGGAGCACCTCGTGGAGGTGGTGCAGGTGGTGGAGGTGGTGGACCGCTCCCATTCCCACCACCACCTCCACCAGGTGCTCCCGGGTTCTTTCCCGTTCCTCAGATGTTTGCTCAGCGACAGGGTCCTGTGGTGGAGCCGCAATCACAGCTACAGCAGCTTGTTAAACCGATCGAACAGACTCTACTAAGACTTGAACAGGCGGTACGACCTCAGCTACCTGGTCCTGTGATTGAGGAGAAGCAAGAGGCGCGTCCACAAATCCAGATGAGAGATGTTAGAGACTACGTGATGGATTTTATGTCGCTATATGAACAACCAGCTCAAGCGGCAAGACCGGCGATTAGTTCTAGTTCATCGTCATCAATGACAGAGACAAGTGAGATAGGTACACAGACCTACCCAAAGCAGACGCGGGAGACAGGAACTCAGGTGCAGATTGAGCAGCCAGCACAGCCACTCGTCAAACCAGCTGGAACTGAACCGCTTGTTGATCGAGTAGTTCAGGGACCAGCTCAACCAGCATCGTCAAAATCTGCTTCATCAAAAGAGTTTATTATAGAGATGGAGGAGGATGAAGATGAACCAGCTAGCTCTTATACCATACCACGTCCATCTTTTATTACAGCAGAGAGAGTAACTCAGGTTCGTGAAATGAGAGATAAGAAGAAACTTACAAGAGACTGGCTTACTGGTTTAACGATCAAAGGAGGAATTGAATCTGGATATCAAAACTGGGACCTGTATAGCATATCAAAAGCCCTTGGTCTAGTTCCTATTGAACCTAAGAAAACCAAGGGTAGTAAATCGGCATTCGTAGATTATATTCTCAGTAATGTATAAAAAAGTAGAAAAATTTTTTATTATCTCATATAGATAATAAAATGGCGCCATCAAGACAGATCTACAAAAATCATGCAATGCAGGTACTCGGACATCCTCTCACTCAGATTGAGGATCGCATAGAGCATATCTGGTTCAAGCTTCCACACTGTGAAGAAGATGTGGTGGTCAAGGTAATGGACTCAAAGCTAGACTACTATCACAGTGGAGTATTGATGGCGACCTTCCCAATCTCTAGAGCTCTGATGCTAGTGGCTATGAAGCGGGCTGTTGAAGAAAGTCTAAATAATTTCTGAGTATACTCTAAATGCGCAGTCTACTCATCAAACCGAAACCGTTCGTCAATGGTGGTAAAGTCAAGCCGTCGCACAAGAACATACCAGTGCACGCTCTCAAGCCTAAGGACCCAGACCAGGTGCTAGCACGCCTGATGCCAGGAGAGATTGTGATACCTGTAAAGCACGCGAGTAAAGTAAAAAAGATGCTTAAACAAGCAAAGATTAAACTGCCTGGACTATAGGTATTTAAAGAAGATATATATAACAAGATGAAGTATATATATCAAAAGTTTACTTGTGGTATTTGCAAACAAATGAAAAAGGGTAAGGGTTATGATCCTGAGCCTTTACAAATTCGGGATAAGGTTTGTAAGAAATGTTATGAGGATGAGCTACAAAGAATTAGAGTCAATATTGGTTTAGGTAAATTAGGGTTATTAGACGAGTTAAACCAGCTTATATAGGGCTATATAGGTAGGTTTACACGTTAAACCAACTTCCAGGGTAATAAATATGCCTGTTATGGTATATAAAACCGGTTTTATATCTGGGAATAGGCATATTTATCACGCTAGAAGTTGGTTTATAGCCAATATTGGTATATGGAATCATATATTTTGGTTTATTGTCTAGATACTTTGTAGTATATAGACTATTATTTACCTAATTTACTTTTTCGCTTTACCTTTACCTCTACGTTTCTTCATCATACCACCTTTTCTCATCGGCATAATACCAGGAAGAGAAACGAATGGCGGTGGAAACAGACGAGGCTTTCGTCCTAGAAATCCTTTGTTAATCGGAAGGGGAAGAATGCGGTCAAGTGTCAGAGACGGAATCATTCTTTAACTATAGTAAGAAAGTTTTTTTTCTTCACTATAGTTAAAGATGCTGCCCTGGCTTCGTAAAGTACAAGAGGTTGAGCCGCAACCAGATCCACAACCCGAGCCGCAACCAGAACTGAAATCAGAGCCACAGCCTGAGCCTCAAGATCAGAAGGAGGAACCACCAGTCGTATTGGAGAGAGAGTATTGCAGTAACTGTATTACTCCAGATGGTGAACTAAAGTGTCCTCGAAGACACCGTTGTAAAGTCTGTCGCTGCTACTTATCAGATGATGAGTGGTTTGCAGAATTTAGAAAATAATTTTTTTATCTCGGTAGATAGAAAATGGATAAACTACGTGAGAAGATTCGCGAGAACCGCCCGAAGATTGCTGACTCATCCCTGAAGACCTACACCTCCATCATCTCTAATCTCTATAAGCGTGTCGCTAAGAATGATGATGTAGGAAAGGCCTATGATTTTTTTACAAAGAACGTCAAGGAAGTTCTCTCCCATCTCAAAGATACAGACTCATCAAAGCGCAAGACTGTGCTTGCCTCTCTAGTAGTACTTACTGAGCCTAACGAAAAGGCTGCTGATCTTTACCGCAAGCAGATGCTTGATGATAAGAACAAGTATGACGACGATCAGAAAGATCAGAAGATGACGGATTCACAGCGTGAGAACTGGGTCACTCAGGAAGAGGTCACCAAGCTTTACGATCAACTCGATAAGGAGAATCGTCCATTCCTTACTCGTGATAAGCTCCGTCCTAGTGAGTTTCAGACAGTCCAGAACTGGCTGATTCTTGCGCTGTATCACCTCCAAGCTCCACGTCGTCTCAAGGACTACACAGAGATGAAGCTTAGAAACATTGATGAGGAAAAAGATAATTATGTCAAGGCAAACACTCTCGTCTTCAACCAGTATAAGACAGCCAAGACCCACGGCAAAGAAGTAATTCCTATGAACGCAAAGCTCAAGTTTATTCTCAATAAGTGGAAGACCCTCAACCCTCACGAATACATGCTCGTAGGCGCTACTGGTAAGAAGCTTACTTCATCTCAACTTCAGCAGCGTCTGAATCAGATCCTAGGGAAGAAGGCATCTGTGAACATTCTCCGTCACAGCTTTCTGAGCGAGAAATATAAAGACCTGCCTGCCGTACGAGAACTGGAGCAGAGGGCGGAAGAGATGGGTCACACGGTTGAACAAGCTCTTCTATACGTGAAGAAAGATGCTCCATCGACGACTGAGAAACCTGTGAAGAAACCTCGACTCCAGAAGAGTGGGAAGCGTGTGAAGAAAGTTGAACCAGAGTCTGAGTAAGACGATCCAGTGGTGTTAATAGCTGCTTCATCTGTTCATACTCTTCCAGAGAAATAACAGTTACCATTCTTTTATAAACTATAAGAGAATAATATTTTTTTAACGAATCAGGTTGACGTTTGAGGCCAAGTCAATCGTCAGCACCTGTTGCAGAGCGCAATAGATGTAAAAGTCACCAGCAGTACCAGCGTTAGCAACCTGCAGGACAGCAGTGTTAACTGGAGTACCAGAAAACGAGAAGCCAGCCTGGTCACTGCGAGAGCACGACAGACCACCCAGATAAGCACCAGAGCTGTAGACAGTGCGAGACAGAAGAGAGGCAGTCAGATCACCAGCCACAGCGTTACCACTAACACCAGCAGCAGTAGACGGACCCCACGAGGTGCGCGAGATGTCAGTCAACACGTTCAGGGCACGGTTCATCTCAGCGAACTGCTCTGGGGCAGTAGCCAAGTTGCTATTCGACACCAGCTGACCATCCAGGTAGAGATAAGCAGAGGACTGAGTAGCCGAGGTAAATGCACCAGTGTTACGAGCAGTGTTACCAATAACAACGTTCCAAAAGATACCCTTGACAGAGGACGAGTTCAGACCAATGTTCTGAGTGATGGCCGCAGCGTTAGCCAGCTTCAAGTTGTACCAGGTTTGGATTGGTACCTGGTAGACACGAGAGGCGAGCATCTGCTTAACACCCTGTTCGTAGACCGAGTCCGGTACCAGCTGCTCAAACACGAGCTGAGCCTGGGAGATCGAGTACTCAGTAATCGCATCAGCCGTACCAGAAGTAAATGATTGAACAGCCGAGTCCAGATCAACCTGCAGCTGACAGGCTGACAGGAGAAAAAGAGGCAAGTGGCACTTGGCGTTAAACAGACCCAAGTTTACCGGAATGCAGACCTGTAGAGTCTGAGCAGTGTTAAAGGCAGAGCTCATCGTGTTCTGGAGAATCTGGTCATCCGATACGACATAGTTTACGTTGGTAGCGTGCAGCTTGAGAGAGGCCATCAGCTTGTTGTAGTTCTGGATTTGCTCGGCAACTGAACCAGACAGGAGAGCAGTGCAACGCATAAACATTGACTCGGCTGAACCATACTGACGGAAAGCCCAGGAGTAGGCGTTAGCCTGAGTCACTGAAACAGTGCAGCGAATGTAGGCTGAGCCCGATTTCATAAAACCAGAGCCGAGGTTAGCGGGGAGCTGAAAGGACAGCTGTTGACCAGAAGTCACAGTGCCGTTCTGGGACGAGACAGCAACGATGCGCTGAGAGCCACCAGACGCCACACGAGGCTCCGACGACGGCATCCAAGCAGCCGGGATATCGGATTGAGCAACACCAAGAGGGTATGAAGCGGGAGCAGCGAATGACATTTCTTTTACTAGTAGTAAAGAAAATTTTTTTTTCACTCTTTCTCATTCTCCTTTCTGAAACATTCTCGGTGGTACCATTCCACCGGATTTCAGCCCGATCTGCTTGGCCACGTCGGAAATACTCTTCGCTTGGTCGAGTCCTGACTGAACGGCTTTTGCTCCAGCGATAATTGGCTGTGCGAGTGAGCCGAGTACCGGAATCTTGCTTACAAAGTCCCCAGCACCCGCGATGATATCGACCGGTTTTCGGACTACGTCGTAGACCTTGCCGGCTATATTCTTAGCACCTTGATACACGTTTGACGCAGTGCTCTTAATTCCTTCCCAGAGATCCGAAAAAAATCCCATTGTTCTCTTTAACCTTTACTCGAGATAAAAAAAATTATTCAACTGGCGAGACCAAAAGCGTAATGATACAGAAAAAGAAGGTATTATTGCCAGTGTTGTTATACGCAGTGCTTGAAATGAGCTGGAGATCTACTCCACCACCCATTACCTCTAGGTCAAAGGGCCAGCTCTGAAAGACTTGAGCGTGATCTCCCTTGTTACCAAAGATGATCGCATCTGACCGAGAGCCATAGGGCATACGGAAGCAGTTACTCTGAAGAGTGATGAGGCGGTGATCACCATTTTGGGTATCATCGTTATAGCTAATACCAGCAATCTTAGCCTTGTAGCGGCCGTTCAAACGGGTATGATAAAAGGTTCTAGCTGGAAGAACTCCAGTCGCGGCTGGGATATAGATCTGACAGACTTGCTCGTTACCGTTGCACATCTCTTTACTGTATGGTAAAGAAATTATTTCTTGTGTAGTTCTTAAATGCCATATCGAATCAGAAAACAACCCAATGCAAACCTGTACAAGGTATATACACCTGCAGGAAAAGCTCTTAGTAAAAAAGGGCTTCCTAAAACCAGGGCGAGAAAACAACAAATCGCTGTCTCCATTTCAGAAGGTATATACAAAACAAAACCAAAAAAGGGAAAGTAGGGAAATAGGGATTTCTGATCACTTTTCCCCCAACTTTTCTGTGGAGAGATTTTTACTTTTTCCATTTCAAAAAAGATGAGGGAAACTTCTTAAAATTTCCCTATTTCCCTACTTTTCCCTATGTTATGTATTTACAAGATGAGTGACTGGATAGATGGCACTCCTAGGCTATTAAGGATTAAATCCCAGAGGCAGCTACTTATTCTCTGGGCAATCCCGCCTGCAAAAAACACAGCGCTCTATAGATACTCTTTAATACGGATGGCTTACGAATCTTAGCACTCAACAACAAACGGTCAAAGTCACTTTTAAATGCTTGCCTAGATGGGAATGAGCGTATTAGCGATTCAGCCTTGAGATCAACCACAAAGTCGTCGTAGCTATCGAATAGCGATACGACACAGACTACGTGGTAATTAGACAAGTCTTCCTTGGCCAGTGTATCACGGTGTGTCTTCTCCCGCAGGTCGAAGGCGGCGTAATCAAACTGGTGTGAGTTTAGCGGGATGTTAACAAAGCTGTGATGAAAGATGAGTACTTTACCATAGTGCTTCAGTAGCTCGATCTCTTCCGGCTGTAGATCGCGAGAGCAGCACAGGAGAAATGGTTTGTCGTCACGAGCGGCCTGGGCCTTGACGTCAGACGGGTCGATTTCACGACGAATGACTTTGGGGAGGTTATCGAGTAGTGACATTTCTTTACTACTAGTAGAGAAAATTATTTCAAACTTGTGATGAGCATAGCCAGTTTATCAAAACGCGATTCGGTCTGAGTTCGATAATCGACAAAGTCCTGCTCCAGCTTCCTTGCATGGTTTTCAAGGATCTGGTTGCGCTGTGATAGAAGCTCGATCTGCTTTTGCTGTTCCTGGACTGCACCAACTAGATGTACCACGTAGTCGTTATATGACATACCAAGGCGAGTACCATCATCCTCCTCACACTTGGCCTCCTCTTTACACCACGTGCTGACACAATGAGGATTACTTTGTTGAACTTCCTGAGCAATAAAACCAACGTGTCGCTTCTCTTTTTCAGCTTGTGGAACTGGAGTTGGACTATCCTCAGAATACTTACGACGGTAATGCTTTGGTTTAAGAGCCAATACACGCTGTAGAGACTTATCTGTTCTCAAGTCAAGAATATCATCCTTCTCTCTCTCGTCGGATACGTTGACCCATCCACCTCCTGTAGTATAAGCAGAAAGAGCTCCGTTGTAAAATACTTGAACTTGGGCTGCCCAAATATAGTAATCTATCCAGGCTACATTTGGAGCTAAACAAGTTGTATAACCTGCCAAGTTAGCGCCATTGTAACCTTGAAACATACCAGCAGAGTTCGCGCCTGAAGGCTGGTCCTGAGTGTATAAACAGCCGTTCGCATTCACATCCCAAGCTGATACAGGGCCGAAGCGATTAGCTCCTCCATTACTACCACCTGATACACTCATCAACGTTCTGGATGTGCCTGCTCCTACCGTCAGTTTATTACGGAGTTGAACATCTCCATAGACGAAGTTTGTTCCAAGACTTGCAGCTTGGTCATTATAGTAACCGATGTAGAAATCTTTGCCGTATCCTGGGTCAAGGTGGAGGTTGCCATTAGTGGCTATGATCTGTGCTGTAGCAGCATCGTATCCACTTGTAGCAGCACCTACTCTCAATCGAGCGTTCCACGTCGTATTTGGGCCGTATACACAGGTCGAGATATCTCCGTTATCTACACGCATCCAGCCATCTTTTAGGTGAAATTTAGAAGAAGGGTCTGTCGTGCCGATGCCAACATAACCGTTCGTCTTAAACGTAGTCTGGGCTACATTGTCATTGGTAAAAATGTAAAAATTATGGTTGCTCTTTGTTCCTATATACCCACCAGTTCCACCACCTCCAACATAAGTTCCTACAGTAATCGTGCCATCTGTATGCTGTAATCCATAAGAGTTAGTTGATGTGATGCTTGTTGCCGTTCCATAAATCTCACAAACTCCCCTCACATCTAATTTACAAGTAGGCACACTAGTTCCTATACCTACGTTTCCTCCAGATGTAATACGCAGTCGTTCAGTGTTATTTGTAGCAATTCCGAAAGCGGTATTGTTAGGAGTGCCTACCCAGCCCATATAAGCAGTTCCTCCTCCAAACAGACCTGTTCCTGTTGAACTGTCCATTCCAATAAACATTCGTCCTGCCGTTCCATTTGTGTTGAGAGTAAGGTAGTTAGAGTCTGTATTTCCCATATCAAAACGCCCCACCGCTCCACCTGATGCTCT